CGCCATTGCCGGCAGTGGCCTGATCGCCTTCGCCAAAGCCGGCATCGACGCCGCAGACAACATCAACGACCTGAGCCAGAAGATCGGCGTCAGCGTCGAAAACCTTGCCGGTTACAAGCTGGCCGCCGAACAAAGTGGCACCAGCCTGGAGGGCATGGGCGTTGCAGCCAAAAAGCTGAACGTCGCCATCGCGGAAAACAATCCGCTGCTGGGCAAACTCGGCATCACCGCCAAAGACGCCAACGGCGCGCTGGTGCAACTGGCCGATGTCTTCGGCAGCATCCCGGACGGCGCGCAAAAAACCGCCATTGCCATGCAGTTGATGGGCAAGAGCGGCGCCGACATGATCCCGCTGCTAAACGGCGGCGGCGCGGCGCTGGAAAAGATGCTGGAACAGGGGCGGAAACTCTACCCCGTCACCACCGAAATGGCGCGCGCGGCAGATCAGTTCAATGATTCGATGGGCGCGTTCAAAGTACAGGCCGAAGGCTTCGGCATTTCAATCGCCAACCATGTCCTGCCCGGCATGAATGAAATGCTGGCGCGCTGGAATGACGCGATTACGCTGTCAAAAGCGCATGGCGGATTTATTAGCCTGATTCTGGACGGCATCAACCCGACCGGAACCAATAGCGCCAATCTGAAAGAGATCAACAGCCAGATCGAAAACATGCGCCAGCAGCTTGGTTATGTGCCTAAAGGCGCAGACACCAGCAAATTCGACGCAGAACTGGCGCGGCTGCAAGCCATCAAAAAGAGTTTGCAAGAAATCCAGCGCGCCCAAGCCCTGGCGCTGAATGACAAATTCGGAACATCCGACTACAAAGTCGCCAAGACGCCGCGTAAGGAACTACCGAAAGACCTGCTGGATAAATCCAGCAAAGCCGCCAAAGCCACAAAAGACAAACTAGACCTGATCGACCCCTTCGGCAAAGAGCGCAACGCCGCCATCAAGGCCGCCGCCGATGCGAACAACAAAGCGTTCGACGAATACGCCGCCGGCGTTGATTACAAAATCGCGCAGGATGAAAAGCTTGCCGCCTCGTTTGGCGCGCTCAATATCGACGTGGCGGAAGGGCTGCGCGAGTCCATCGGCCAGCTATTCGGCACGGATGCCAGCCGCGCCTTCGATGCGGTCGACAAAGACATCAGCCAGATGCGCGCCAGCTTGGCGTCGCTGCAAGATGGACTCGACCCCGGCCGCTATGCGCAGATGGTTGAAGCGATCAACGCGCTGGCTTCCGCCAAATACAAACTGGCCGATGCCGAACTGATCCATGGCGAATACGCCAAGGCGCAGCAAACCATCAGCAGCGCCGAAGCCTCGCTGCAATCGCGCGTCGCCACCGGCCTGCTGGATGAAACCCAGGCGCGGATCAACTTGCGCACTATCATCGGCGAGCAAGGACAGGCGCTGCAAGACATGATCCCGAAGTTGCAAGCGCTGATGGCGGCCAGCAACGACACCAGCAAAACCGCCGGATTGCAGGCGATGATCGACAAGATCAAGGAAATGCAGGCCATCGGCGCTCAGAAAGGTTGGCTTGCCGGCATGGAATCCGGCTTGCGCGCCTATGCCATTGCCGCCACAGATACCTTCTCGGTAGTCCAATCCGCCACGCAGAAGGCCATGCAGGGCATGGAAGACAGCCTGCTGGCATTCACCAAAACCGGCAAGCTGGAATTCAAAAGCATGGCCAACAGCATCATCGACGACATGCTGCGCATGGCCATCCGTGCCGGCATCACGCAACCCCTGGCGCAGATGTTCGGCGGCTGGCTGGGTGGCGGTACACAAGCTGCAGCGCCCATCGTCGACCACAGCTTTGCCATGGGCGGCATCATGACTTCATCCGGCGCGCTGCCGCTGCACAAATACGCCGGCGGTGGCATCGCCAGCCGGCCGCAGGTCGCGCTGTTCGGCGAGGGCCGTATGAACGAAGCCTTCGTGCCGTTGCCGGATGGCCGCAGCATCCCGGTTTCCATGCGCGGCGGATCGAGCGGCGGCGTCAGCATCGTGCAGCACATCAACGTCGACAGCCGCAGCGACAAGGCCAGCATCCTGCAAGCCATGCAGCAGGCCAAAAATGCCGCCGTTGCCGAAATCAACAACAGCCTGATGCGCGGCGGCCGCACCGCCAAACTGGCCGGAGTCGCCTGATGACCACCTTGACCTTCCCGGTACTCAGCCGCAACGGCCCGAGCAGCCTGTCCTGGCGCAAGCTGTCCAACTCGCAAGCGTTTGAAAGCCCGCTCACCAAAAGCGTGCAGACCGTAGAGCTGCCCGGTGCGCGCTGGGCCTGCACTGCGTCCTGGGAAAACCTGCAAACCACTGATGCCAATAAGCTGCGCGCCTTCCTGGCCAAGTTGCGCGGCACCGCCGGCCGCTTTTACCTCGGCAACCTCGGCCAGCCGTACCCGTTCGGCAATGCCGCCGGCACGCCGCTGGTGCAGGGCGCAGGGCAATCCGGCAGCAGCCTGACAACAGATGGATGGAGCGTCGGCACCACGCTGCTGGCCGGCGATTACATCGGTTTCAACGCCGGCGCCGAACTGCGCATGATCGTGGCCGATGCCACCGCAGATGGCAGCGGCAACATGACGCTGACCCTGGATGCGCCGCTGCGCGTCAGCCCGGCAGACAACAGCGCCATCGTCATCACCGCGCCCACCTGCATCATGCGGCTGGCCGGCGACGATATCGAATGGCCGTACCATCCCGGCAAGATTTCAACCTTCACCCTCGACGCGGTGGAGGTCTTCTCATGAGCGGCCGCACCCTGACCTCGCCTGTTAGCACCGCCCTGGATGCCGACAACGTCCCGGCGCTGATCCTGGTCTATCTCGACTTCCCCGATGGCGCGCTGCGCTGCTGCAATGCCGGCTACACGTTCAACTGGGATGGCTACGACTGGCTCGGCCTCGGTGAACTCGGCCAGATCGACCTGATCGAAGAAGGCGCCGAGCTGCAGATGTACGGGGTGAGCATGACGCTGTCCGGCATCCCGTCGGAAAACATCGAGCGCGCACTTGGCCAGCACTACCAGGGGCGCGACTGCAAGGTCTGGCTGGCGCCGCTGAACAGCGACTACACCATCCTGGCCGATCCGCTGCTGGCGTTCTCCGGCCGCATGGACACGATGGACATCAGCCTGGGCGACACCGCCAGCATCCGCATGACCGGCGAATCCCGCCTCACCGACTGGGAGCGTCCGCGCATCCGCCGCTTCAACGATGAGGATCAAAAGGCGGAATATCCGGCAGATCGCGGCTTCGAATTCGTCGCCGCGATGGTGGAAAAAAACCTGCTCTGGGGCCGCGCATGAACCCGCTCACCTTTCAAGCCGAGCCGTTCGCCGCCTGGCACCGGCAGGCTATACCGCACATGCAAGCGCATTGGCGCGAGATCGCGCTGCACCAGGACCGTTTCCCGCTCAATCCGGACTGGGATCGCGGCATTGCGCTGGAGAAATCAGGCCAGCTCGCCGCCTACACCGCGCGCGACGAAGGCCATTACCTGCAAGGCTATGCCGTGTTTATCGTTGGCCCGCATGTGCATTACAAGGATTGCATGCTGGCCAACGCGGATCTGTTCTACCTCAACCCGGAATACAGAAAAGGCACCGCCGCCGTGCGCTTCCTGCGCTTCTGCGATGCGCACCTGGCCGATCACTGGTACGTCAACCGCGTCATCCACCGCGTCAAGTCCGCGCATGACTGGTCGCCTATCCTGGCGCATATGGGCTATGCCGAAACCGAGCGCGTATTCGAAAGGCTGGTGAACTGATGGCGATCTCAGCAATCTCCGCCATCGTTTCCGCTGCCACGCAGTATGTCGTCTATGGCGTGGTCAACTGGGCGCTGGTGGCCACCACGTTTGTCCTCTCCGCGCTGAGCAAGGCGCTGGCGCCCAAAGCGCCGACGCTGTCCAACCAGTTGCGCGACCGAACGGAAACAGTCCGCTCTGCCGTCGCGCCACACAAGATCGTTTACGGCGAGGTGCCGCTCTCCGGCCCGCTGGTGTTCGCCGCCAGCACCGGCAGCAGCAACGAATATCTGCACCTGGTGATTGCCCTGACCGGCCATGAGTGCGAGTCCATGTCCACCGTCTGGCTCAACGATGTCGCCGTCGGCACGTTGGATGGATCTGGAAACGTCACCTCCGGCCAGTTTTCCGGCCTCGCCCGTATCAAGTTCCACCTCGGTAGCGCCAGCCAGGCCGCCGATAGCGATCTGGTCAGCGAGTGCGGCGCACAGGGCTGGACCACCGATCACCGCCTGCAAGGGCGCGGCTACATTTACGCCCGCCTGAAATACGACGCCACCGCCTACCCGAACGGCATCCCCAACATCAAAGTGCTGGTCAAGGGAAAAAAGGTTTACGACCCGCGCAGCACGCTCACCGTCTGGTCCAACAACTGGGCGCTGTGCGTGCGCGACTACCTCGCCGCCACCTATGGCCTGCGCTGCACCGATGCGGAAATCGACGACGCCGCCATCACGCTGGCCGCCAACATCAGCGACGAAGCCGTGCCGCTGGTCTCCGGCAGCCAGGCGCGCTACACCTGCGATGGCGTGCTCGATCTATCGCTGCGCCCCATCGACCACATCCGCAGCATGCTCAGCGGCGGCGCGGGCGCCCAGGTCTACACCCAGGGCGTCTATCGCTTGTTTGCCGGCGCCTACATCACGCCCGTCGTCACGCTCACCGCAGACGATCTGCGCGGCACCCTCACCGTGCGCCCGCGCGTCGCCCGAAAAAGCCTGTTCAACGCCGTGCGCGGCACCTTCGTCGACCCGGACAAATACTGGCAGGCCAGCGACTTCCCGCCGATGACCAACAGCACCTATGAGGCGCAGGACGGCAACGAGCAGATTTACGCCGACATCGAGCTGCCGTTCACCATCAACAGCATCCGTGCTCAGCGCCTGGCGAAAATCCACCTGGAGAAATCCCGCCAGGGCATCACCGTCGACTTCCCCGCCAAGCTCACCGCCGTCAAGGTCGCCGTGTGGGACGTGGTTCGCATCACGCTGGCACACCTGGGCTGGAGCGCCAAAGAGTTCCGCGTCACCGGCTGGAAGATGGCCGCCGATGGTATGGGCGTCGACCTGGTGCTGCAAGAGGAAAGCGCCGCAAGCTGGGATTGGGCTTATGGCGAGGCCACCATCGTCGACCCGGCGCCGGATACCAACCTGATCAGCGCCGTATCCTGCCCGCCACCGACCAGCCTCACTGTCTACAGCGGATCAACCCACCAGATCACGCAGGCCGATGGCGTCACCCTCTGCCGGCTTTATGCCACCTGGACCGCCGCCGCCGATGCCACCGTCCAGAACTACGAGATCCAGCACAAGCTGACGACAGACAGCGTCTACGCCTCCGCCGTCATGTCCGCCGCCGTGCTCACCACCTACCTCGCGCCGGTCCAGTCCGGCAGCAGCTACCACGTCCGCATCCGCGCCATCCGCATCAACGGTTCAACCAGCGCCTGGGAAGGCCCGGTGACCATCGCCGCCAGCGCCAACGCCAGCACGGTATCGGCATCGGTAGCGTATTCGGACATCACCGGCACAAAACCGCCATCTGATGCCGACAACACCAACACCGCCGTCAATGCCGGCACCACCGTAACCGCCGCCGCTGGCGGCATCACCTTCAGCGCAAACGGCGCGATAAAAGGCGGCCAGACTGCGTACGACACAGGAACCGGCTGGTTTCTAGGCTACAGCGGCAGCGCGTACAAGTTCAGCATCGGAAATCCGGCCGGGAATCGGATGACGTGGGATGGAAATAAATTAACTATAATAGGGATTATTGATAATGTTTATATTAACGGTACTTATAAATCGTTTAGCGTTCCGGTTGGCGGAAGAAATAACTATAGCTCAACACCGACTAAAGTAAGAGAAATACAAGTAGACAAATCAGGAAGCGCAACATTTAGATTTAATTTAATTGTTACATCAAGCCCAGGAACAACAGCTTATGGACGTTTATATAAAAATGGTGTCGCAATAGGGACAACAAGATCAACAACGGATATAAATTATAGCAATCATGACGAAGTAATTGACTTCTTAAAGGGCGATCTTATACAGCTATATTTATGGACAAATGGAGGCGGTGCTGGTTCTATGTCTAATATATTCGAAATGTATACCGAAAATCCGCCTCAAATGTTAATTATATTATGACGCCAATACTATTTATCATGTTTATATTAACTATAGAAAATGGGGCTGCGATAATATCGCATGAACAAATACAATTGCGCACAATGGAAACATGCGAAACCGCAGCAAAGCAAATAGAGATCGAATAAAAACAAACAGATCAATCGTCGTCTCGACGCACAAACGCTGATGTGTAAAACCAGCCAAAAACACAATCAATCAGAGAGGATCGAATGACCGATCACCAGAAAACGCAGGCGGAAATCGACGATGAAAGACGACACAGAGCGCTGGGTATGAAACGCCCCATCCGCCGCATAAATCCAACTCAATAAACCTGGGAAAAACAGATATGGCCACAGACACCACCGATCAGATTATGCAAGCCATTGCGGACTGTAAAGATGAAGACCTCAGGGCCGTTTTAATCATCATCCATTCCGGTTTTTCTCAGCTTAATTCAAAGATCGACGCGGTTCTCAAGAACGAAGACCAGATCAAACGCATCGCCCTAAACGGAAGCTATGACCACCACGACGAAGATCATCACGATTGGCGGGCATTCAAGTTGACCCATCCAGACGGTAAATGCGCCTACGTCCGCAAAATGGAGCGGGAAGCGGAAGAAGCAAGCAAAAGCAAGCGCAGCGTTTTTGAAAGCGTCGCTGCCCACTTCCTGACCGCCGGCCTGACGCTGCTCGGTGCGTGGCTGCTGGCCGGAATCTATCTCAGTATGGGGCAATGATGCTGCTGATCATGGACTACTGGATGGGCCGTGACTCCAAATATCGCGGCGAACTCACCGGCGAAATTCGCGCCAATGCCGACGACCTGCTGCGCAAGGTCAACCGCCTTTTCGACCTGGCTGGCGTCACGCTGGAAAACTCACCCGCCACCGGCTCGCCGATCACCTCCGGCTGGCGGCCTGCTGCCGTCAATGCCAGCGTACCCGGCGCCGCGCTACGCTCCAAACACATGACCGGTCAAGCGGTTGACCTGTTCGACCCGGATGGCGATCTCGATGATTGGTGCACCGCCAATGCCAACCGCCTCGCAGCCGTAGGGCTATGGCTAGAGCATCCGCTGGCGACGAAAAATTGGTGCCACCTTCAATCCGTGCCGCCGAAAAGCGGCAACCGCATTTTCTACCCGTAGAGGGCCGCCATGAAATGGATCAAAGACGCATTGACTGAAACGGATGGGGAAAGCTACGACCACATCCGCATACTGGCCGTGCTGGCTGTCATCATCGGCCTAACGCTGCAAGTCTGGGTGGTGATTCGCTGGATTGGGCCAGCTCCGCAATCGTTTGACTTTCAGTCCTTTGGCCTTGGCCTGGGTGCGGTATTCGCTGGCGTCTC